TGCTGTCAGCCGTCCGATGCTGCCAAAAGAGATTGAAGCGGCGCTGTTCTGCAAGGGCACCTCTCGCTCGCAGCGCAAGGCGATCGTCGGTGCCGTGAAGGGCTTCAACATCATCGCTGTGATAGGACCGGAAACAGACGATGGCTGAATGGCCATACTCGACCTCACAATGGCAGCGCCTGCGCAAGGTGAAGCTATCGGCCTCGCCCCTATGCGAGGACTGTAGCACCATCGGCAAGACCGTGAAGGCAAGCCATGTCGATCACGTCCACGCTATCAGTGACGGGGGGCCACCCTTCCCCGGCCTCGATCGATTGCGGGCGCTATGCCTGTCCTGTCATTCGGCAAAGACAGCACGCGGACCTGAGGCGGGCGCGATACGATCGAGCAAGCCGCGCCGGGGCTGCGATGCCAACGGCAACCCGCTCGACCGGGACCATCCGTGGGCAGAGAAATCGCTCAGAGCTGGGGCCGTAGGAGCGCCGGGGGACCACAAAATTGAGTTAGTTCATAAGCAAGCCGGGAAAGGTGAGCGGCATGGGCGCTAGGGGACCGGGTGCATCGCGCCAGCGCAAGGCGGCTGCCAATACCGTTCCGGCTGAAAACGGTTTTCCGTGGGAAGCGGACGGCCTGAGCCGTGCCGAGCGGGTTATCGCATTCATCGAGAGCCTGCCGATCACGAAAGGCTACGGCGCGGGCGAGAATGTCAAACTGCTGCCGTTCCAGCGCGAATGGATCGAAGCCGTCTATGCCGTGGATGGCGACGGCAACCGGCGGGTGCGAACCGGCCTAATGTCGGTGGCGCGTGGGCAGGGAAAGACCGTCCTCGCTGCCCTGTTGACCCTGTGCCACCTGTGCGGCCCGGAAGCCGAGCAACGCGGCGAATGCTATTCGGCGGCTGCCACGAAAGAGCAAGCGGGCCTAATCTTTGCCGAGATGGAAGCGATCATCCTGGCGACCCCGTGGATGGCCGAGCGGCTGAACGTGCAGCGGTTCTACAAGATCATCGAGGACGCGGAGACGGGCAGCAAATACCGCGCCCTCGCCAGTGACGGCAAGGCGGTGCACGGCACGGCCTCCAGCTTCATTGTCTGCGATGAATTGGCGCAGTGGAAGAAACGCGAGCTGTTCGACGTGCTGCGGACCTCGATGGGCAAGCGGAAAGAGCCGCTGTTGCTGGCGATCGGCACGCAATCACCGCACCCGGAAAACCTAATGTCCGAACTGGTGGACTATGCCGAGCGCGTCAATTCGGGCGAGATCGAGGACGCCGCTTTCCACGGCGTGCTCTATGCGGTGCCAGAGGATGCCGACCCTTACGTTCCGGAGAACTGGCCGCTGGCGAATCCCGCGATCGGCGTTTTCGTATCGGCGGAACAGATTGCCAATGAGGCTGAGCGTGCGCAGCGGATGCCGACATTCGAACCGGCGTTCCTCAACCTTCACTGCAATATGCGCGTGGATGCCGAGCCTAAGGCGATCAATCCGAAAGAATGGGACGCCTGCGGCGAAGCGGTGCCCCTCAATGAGCTTCGCGGAAAGCGGTGCTATGCGGGCCTCGATCTATCGAGCACCCGCGATCTTTCGGCGCTGGTGCTCTACTTCCCCGAAAGCGGGGCGGTGCTGCCCTACTTCTGGTGCCCGAAAGCCGGTATCGACCTGAAAGAGGAAGTGGACCGGGTGCCCTATCGCACGTGGGCGAAGCAGGGTTTCATCGAAGCGACCCCCGGCAAGGCGATCGACAAGCGGTATATCGCGCACCGGCTTGCCGAGATTGCCTCAGCCTTCGACGTTCGCGCCATTGCCTACGACCGCCACGCGATCGAGGACTTGACCGTCATTCTCGATGGGGAAGGCGTGAAGCTGCCCCTAGAGCCTTGGGGCCAAGGTTTCGTTAGCATGGCCGGTGCAATCGACGCCTTCGAAATGCTGTTGCTGGAAGCCGAGCTGAAACACGGGATGCACCCGGTGCTGCGCTGGAACGCCTCAAACCTGATCTTCGACACCGACCAGGCGGGCAACCGCAAGCCGAACAAGGCGCGCTCGATCGACCGTATCGACGGCATGGCCGCGCTTATCATGGCCTGCGGTATCGCTGCGAAGGGCGAGGAAAAACCCGCCGCCTATGAGGGCAGCGGGCTTGAATGGGTTTAATCGGCGCTGGGCTTCCTGACCGAAAAGCTATCCATAAATTCCTTGTGGGCTTTTTCCTCGCTTTCGCGAGCCTGTTTGTCATTCGGGATTGCCCGGACAAACGCGGGACTAGTGACGTTCAAAATCTCGTAATTGCCAACACGACCGAGCTTCACAAGCGGATGCTCGTATTCGAGAATCTCGGCAGATGACGAGCACTCGCCCTCATGGTCCTGGGTAACAATCGTGTAGCGCCGCCCCACTTCGAACATCGTTAGGAATCCTCTCAAATTGCTTGGCCGACTCGCTTAACAGAATTGTGGACAGATGGCGAACATCGGCAGTGATGCACTTGATTAATACGGCAAAACACTGTAATGGACACGGTGCCACCCCCTTGGCCTTCGTCCGCCGCGCTAGGCACTGACGGGAACCGGGGCCTTATCCGGATGGGGGGCCAATTGCCCACGCTGTGAAGCGTCGGTTTTCTCAGTGGTGGGGACGCCCACCCCGATAGAAGGATTGAAGAATGAAGACTGCGGAACTGCTAGAGCAGCGGGCGGCCCTGGTGGACCGCATGAACGCCGCCCACGACAAAGACGATAACGCCGCTTTCGAAGCTGCGGAAACCGAACTGCGGAGCCTCGATGCCAAGCTGGATCGCCAGCGCAAGATCGACGCCGCCGATCGCACCGAAACCGGCACCCCCCTCACAACCCGCGATGGCGATGAATTTGCCGAGCTGCGCAATCAGAGCCTGATCGAGACGCTGCGCTTCGGTGCTGGCATGGCGGTGAAGGACCGCGCCAAGATCGAGCGGGAACAGGCAATGCTTGCCGAGCGTGCCGGTGGCCCCGCGAAGGGCGTCTATGTCGCAACCGAACTGTTCGAAAAGCGCGCTGCCATGACGACCGCGACGGCGTCGGCTGTTGCGCCTGAATCGTTCCGGCCCGACCTTTTCGTTTCGGCCCTCACGAATACCGCGATCGTTTCCCGCCTGGGTGCCACCACGCTTACCGGCCTGACCGGCGACGTGGTTATCCCGCGCGAAACCGGCAGCCCGAATGTCGGCTGGGTGAATGAGGACCAGGCGCTGCCCACCGATGGCGCGACCTTCGATTCGCTGACCCTGACCCCGCATCACGTCGGCGTTATCACCGAACTTTCGCGGCAGTTGCTTTTGCAGTCCTCGCCTCAGGTGGAAGGGCTGGTGCGCAATATGCTGAGCCGGAACGTGGCGCTGGAAATCGACCGTGCCGCGATTGCTGGCAGCGGCGTGGGCGCGGAACCGCTGGGCCTCATCAATGACCCGAACGTGCCGACCGTGCCCTTCACGACCGATCTGTTCACGACCACGGCGGACATGATCGCCGCGGCGGACGTGGCAAACATCGGTGACAGCCGCGCGTTCCTTTCGACCAACGGCGTTCGCGCTACGGCGATGAAGCTGCGCGACGGTGACGGCCACCCGATCACGATTGCCGAGACGTTCCACGGCGAACAGGCGTATTTCACCAATCAGGCACCGGACAACCTGGGCGCTGGCACCGATGAAAACGGCCTCGTCTATGGCGACTGGTCCGACCTGCTGATCGGTATCTGGTCGCAGCTCGACATTCTCGTGAACCCTTACGCGGAAACGGCCTATTCGAAGGGCAATATCCTCGTTCGCGCGATGGCGTCGGTGGACTTCGGCGTGCGCCGGCCTGCCTCGTTCGTCTCGGCAACCGGGGTGGCAGGCTGATGGCTGACACGATCGACCCCCGCAAGATCGACCGGGCGGTGAAGGCATTGCGCCGCGCCGGGTTCGAACTGGAAGGCGAGCCGTCCGCCACGAAATCCGGGACCGTCACCTTTAAGGCGAAGGTGGCCGAATGACGGATATGGCGGCAACCCTTGAACGGCGCTTCACAACCGAGCTTCGCACGGCGGGGCGCCGGTTAGAGGGCTATGCCGCCACGTTCGCCAGCACGGCGGACCTGGGCGCGTTCCGGGAGCGCATCGCCCCCGGTGCTTTTCGGAACGCGCTCGCTACCGATATTCTCGCCTTGCTCGACCATGACGCGGGCAAGGTGCTGGGCCGCACGCGCACCGGCACGCTGGAATTGCGCGAGGACGATAAGGGCTTGGCCTTTGCGCTCGACGTTCCCGACACGGCAGCGGGGCGCGACGTGCTCGCCCTGGCAGCACGCGGCGACC